GTATTACTATAGGTACTGCAACTTCAGGTGTACCTATTTCAATCGGACATACTACTTCTGAAGTAACTGTTAATGATAATCTTACAGTTACAGGAGATTTAACTGTTAATGGTACAACTACTACTGTAAATAGTACTACAGTCACAATAGATGATCCTATATTTACTTTAGGTGGAGACACTGCTCCTGGTTCAGATGATAATAAAGATAGAGGTATTGAATTTAGATACCACGATGGTTCATCAGCCAGAATTGGTTTCTTTGGTTATGATGACAGTGCTACAGCGTTTACATTCCTAACAGCAGCTACTAATTCATCAGAAGTATTTAGTGGTACAGCTGCTAAGATAGTTGCAGGTGAACTTGATATCTCTGGTAACATGGATATTGATGGAACTTCTAATTTAGATATTGTTGATATTGACGGTGCAACACAAATTGATGCAACTGTAACTGTTGGAGAAAATGATACAGGTTATGATGTAAAATTCTTCGGTGCTACATCTGGTGCTTATATGCTATGGGATGAATCAGCAGATGATTTGGTTCTGGCTGGTGCAGCTGGAATTGATCTTGCTGGAGACCTTGATGTAGATGGTACTGCTAACTTAGACGCAGTTGATATTGATGGTGCAGTACAGATTGATAATACAATTACTGTTGGTGCTAATGATCAAGGATACGATGTAATATTTTACGGAGACACAGCAAGTGCCAATATGACTTGGGATACTTCTGCTGATGATTTAATTTTAAATGGTGCAGCTAGAGTCGTAGTCCCTGATAGTGGACTAGTTCTGGGCAGTACAGCAGTAACGTCTACAGCTGCGGAATTAAATATTCTAGATGGTAAAAGTTTTGTAGATGAAGATGATATGAGTTCAGATTCTGCTACAGGAATACCTTCACAACAATCAGTTAAAGCATATGTAGATACAAACGCAACATCTGCAGGCTTCGCAGTCGCCATGGCGATCGCATTATAGTTTAAAGAAAAAGGAGAGAAATACAGTATATGGCACAGGATTTTGAGTCTAATGGTAAAAGAATTACAAATTCAGCTACTACGATTTATACATCAAACAGTGATGATGCTATTGTAGGACTTAGATTTGCTAATATTCTAAGTACTACTGACACACTTAGTGTTTGGATTACAGATGCTGGAGATAGTAATACAGCTAGATATCTTATTAAAGATGTCAGTGTACCTGCTACTTCATCAATCGAGTTAATCCAAGGAGCATCAAAAGTTGTCATTCAAAGCAGTGATGTTGTGAAAGCACAAAGCGGAACAGCAAATGGTTTTGATTGTTGGATAAGCATTGTAGATGCAATTAGTACATAGGAGGTAATTATGCATGAAGAAATAGGTGGTCCTTTATTTATAGGTTCAGGTGGTCCCGCATCAGAGACTATACCTGAACATGACGCTACAGTAGATATAAATCAAACTGTAGGTAGTGCAGTTGTTGCAGGACCAATAACAATTAATGCTGTGGTAACAGTAACAGGAAATATGGTGGTAATATAATGGCTGGAATAGAATTTGATGGAGTTAATAATAAGATAGAACTTAATACTGGTGCGGCTGCGGCTGACCAGCATATTTTATTTAATGGTAATGCTAAAGATTTTTATGTAGCTTTAGATGATTCAG